CAAAAAACACCATGGAGAAGTTGAAGACTGCATTGTCTTTGGTATTAGTGCTCTTACAGGTCGTAGCATTTTATTCCATGCTATTATGGAAAATGGTGCAATCTTTTATAGACTACCTATTACGGCGTTCATTCAAAGAGGATTTAAACCCGAAGATGTACCCATACGAAGACTTGATGAACTTCAGCTCTGGAATTGTTTTAGTTATTATCCTTCTGTTCATTCTTGGGACATTTTAGAATCACAAGCCGGTAAGTATATCGGAAAAGATAAAAAATGGCACCCAGGAAAATATTTATTTACTATTGACTTTGCACATCCAGAACCTAATATACTCGACACTGATCATTCAGAGATTCCGCACGAGCATAAGTGCGCTCACATTATTGCATTAGATGATGGCAATTTTGCAGCACAACCTAACAACAGATGTATATGGGACATACCCTCTTTCACGGTGAAAGATGAAACTCCTGACTGGAAAGTGCAGACTTCTGAGTGGAATGTAGAAGATAGTAGAGCATGGCGGACAGAAGATACCGACAAGTTCTTCTATGAAATAGAGGAAAAGAAAAATGATTGATAAATGTAAAAGAATTTGTTGCAAAATTTGGGACAAAATAAAATCTTTATTTACACCAAAGAAACAATAATGGTTGGGGGTTGTTATGGACTACAGGTTCACAGCAATACTTATAATTTTGTTATGTTTGTTGGCGGTTTTTGTACGGCCTCCACAGCCGTTGCAAGTTAATCCAAAAGATTATATAATCCCGCTACCAAAACCAAAACATGAGTAAAAAACCTTTGAATATATCTGAAGAGGCTGCCGTGCAAATGCCTATGAAAACGGTTGCCAGTTTGATTGCGCTCGTTGCAATCGGCACCTGGGCTTATTTTGGTTTACATGAAACACTAAATGCACACTCAACAAAAATAGAGTTAATGCAAAAAGATCTATCAGAAAATACAGAGTTTAGAATAAAATGGCCACGGGGCCAACTTGGAGCGCTTCCTGCAGATAGTGAACAATTTATGATGATCGAAGATCTTTATAAGACCACGGATAAACTAAATAAACACATTGAAAATATGGCGTTGAACAAAGTAAATATAGAATTTTTAAGAGGTCAAATGGATAAAGTATTAATTGATATTGAAAAATTAAAAGATGCAAATAGAGAAATGAAATATACAAACGGCGGTAGTAAATGATAGAGGTTGTTGTAGCTTTACTTATGTTCTGGGACGGAGAAATCAAAGAGCATCGTATCCAAGAAAACATGGCTGCGTGCCTCCGCGCCCGTCGCATAGCGGAGAGGGAGTTCAATCCAAACATATCTTATAAATGTATACGTAGTGAGGCAGAAACAGAAATTTACATGGGTGAAAAATCAATCAAAAAACTCCACCTCAAATAAGGTCGCAAAAGAATTAAAAGATAGACGATACCATCAACGTGTGGTACGATCTAAGAAGATTTATGACAGGAAAAAATTTCAAAATAACAGCAGAGATAGTTAATGGTATTTGTCCAACATGTGATGAGTACACACCACTGGTTGGAATCACCAAACAATATTTTAGATGCCTAACATGTGGCTCTGATTTAGAACAAAAAGTAAATGGTAAGATAAGTTATATACCACATCTATCTAAAGACTCATTAAAATCAAAAGTAGACGAATATTTTAATGGCGAAGCGTAAAT